TTAACCGTTCTTCAAAGCCTTTTGGTGCAGTTCCGCATCAAAAGGCTTATTCGTTTTCAGGCAGACATAGGCATACCGGAGGATTTTGCACATCATCATCACATATACCTGCTTCGGGTGTTTTCCGCGCCCAACTTGGTAATCAAACCAACCGCGCCATAATTTGGAGCGCGTACAGGCTGCTCTAGCGGGCATGTAAAGGCTGGTGCGTACTACCCCCTATTATCCATCTTTGAAACGCGCTGCAAACCGCTGAATTTGCCACTATCGCGTATTACCGGGCTTAATCCCAAATAGCTTACGAGGTGTTTGGCCGTTTGGAATTTATCCAGGTCAATCAGGACGGATAACAGGATTTGGGGTGCTCCTGCCGACTCCGGGGATGGTTTCCAACCGCTGCTGTTTTTGCCACAAATCTTGGGTGTTGTCTATCACTTGCTGCATTTGGCGGCGGCATTGGTCTATCTGTGCCTGCAAGGTGTCTATCAGCTGCTCTATTGACTACTTGACACACTCATCGGCCACTTGCAGGCGGTTTTGTTCCTGCACGCAGATGGCCATCAACTGCTCTATGCGGCGGTGGATGTTTTTAAGCTGCCTTTTGCCATCGCTTTCGGGCTGCCATGCCTGCGGTTGTTCTAAGCGGCAGTAATCGGCTATCAGCTTTACATCCTGTTTGTCGGTTTTCACGCGCCTGAGCTGCATTTTGGCATAGGCTTTGATGGCAATAGGATTGACTACGCTGATTTTGATGTGGTGGCTGTAAAGATATTGGGCAATGCCCAAATAATAGATGTTGGTAGATTCGCAACAGGCGTGGATTTGACTGGGATTGATTTGATGGCCGTGCAGGTAGTCCAGCAATGCCCGATAGCCTGTTGCATCGTTGGATACGGTAATGTGCGGTGTTTGGTTGGTTACAGTGTCGATTTTGTCTTTGCTGATGTCTAAACCTAAATAGATGGTCGTCATGGTACAAACCTTACGATTAGGGCTAGTGGCCATGATACTGTTATGTTTAGGCAAAAAAAAACCGTACGCACCAATCTTTGGACATGGCTTACGGCCAATGCAGGTAATGCGGGTGTCGTAGGGCGGGTATATTTTAGCATAAGTGGGATGTGGCCAAAAGGCTTGCCCCCCGGCGGGAGCTACCTGTTTTCCGTTGCATGCAAGCATACAACAAAAAACAGGCAGCAGGATATGGGGTTATTCCCCCACTACAATCGGAATTGCCAACCGATTCGCAAACTCCAATGCCGAAGAGACCGTAAATAACTCTACTTTGCATATCGTTTCTGCTTTTTCTTCCGATTTTTCGCACAAGTACACCATAACATCCGCGCCAGCTAAAATCATCTCGACATAAAGCCCTTTGTATTTGTCATTTTCAAAATTCAAAGAATACATTGTCATCTCCTTCTATTGAATATTCGCCACATCTTTTGAATCGCCATTGCTCAAGCTGGGCAAAGGCTTACCGCCCATCTGAGACACCTGCGGTATCGGTTTGGCGGATTCGGGCTGTGCCTGCACGGTTTCGTTGTCCGGTAGCTCAGTCTGCAAATAAGGGTTGTAAATGCCGTTTTCGGCAAAGTCGATACAAGTTTTTTTATCCATGCCGCGTATCGGCGTCGCCTGATCGGTATAGCATGTGCAACTGTTGGACGATTTAACGCAGGCCACCGGATAGGGCATAGCCTGATAATTGCGGTTAAACGAGTCATAGACGGGTGCCGTCCACGGACGGCCATCAATATCGGGCTTAAAATCATCTTCCGTTATCGGCGTCCTTGATGGCTGTGCAGGTTCTGATACTGCTGATGCCGATGACGGCTGCGCCATGGTGTATTGACCTTGCGGCGTATCTTGTACGGTTGGCGCATGATCCGACGGCGGAGCGGTGTTTTCAGCCGTCGCTTCGGGATGTAACTTTTGTTCATACCGCTGATTAACGTAAAACATCAAATAGCCGGTAATCATAATAATAAGCGGCAGGGTATATACCCAAAGGCTTATATTGCCCGACAGCTTGGTGTGTTCTTCGGCCGACTTGTACATCCCGAAAGCGGCCTTTTTGGTAAAAAAGATGCTGTTTTTAGCTTCGGCCACATCAGATCGTGCTTCGGGATTGGCGCAACGTTGCCAGTAGGATACGCGCTTAAAGCCGAGCATTGTCTTACTGATATTGCGATGCTCGCCGATAAGGGCGCGCAGATTGACATCAATCAGGCGCGGGTGTTGGGTAAGGATAAATATATCAATACCTTTATGGCGGTGTGTCTCTAACTCTTGCACATATTGGGGCACTTTCGCACCGGCGGGGCGAGGCCTGAATATGCGTTGTGCTTCGTCGATCACAAGTATTGCGCCGGTTGGTGCCCATTCGTACCACGTCGTCATATCGCAGCCTTCCGGTATTTCCTGATGGGGGATTTTCAAATCGGGTATTCCGTCCACATACAACGGCCGATTCTGCAAATCCTTGCGTGTCATCAACATATAAACCATCAGGCTGGTTTTGCCGCTGCCCGGCAATCCGGTAATCAAAGAAATCATTTTTTACCCCTTGAATCAAAAATTATCTGAATACTATTTGCTTGCAAAAACCGTCCCCAACTTGGAAACCGCTTTAAACGTCAAAGCGAAGCTGGCCGCGCCCAAAAACCAGTTAAGGGCAATACCGCCACCGGCCATATAAAATATCTGCGCACTTGCCCCACCGATACCGTTCATTTGATTTTGCAGCCCCGATATAAGCTGCTGCTGTATGGCCGTTGCCCCCATATAGGTAATGACCGACAAACCGAGTGCTGCAAATATTTTGCCGACCAACGTTGTAAAAACCGAAGTGAGCAGCATGCCCAATGTTGCTTTCATCCCTACCCCCCTAATTGCGCGAAATCGTCAACCGAAATATGGTAAATGCGACGATCATCGAAAACAGTATGACCCAAGGGCGCATTTTGACCGCTGCATCGCATATCTGCCGATAACTCAACGTCTGCGTTGTATGGCCAATCGAAAACACGGTATCCGGCGGGCATTGACCGGAGGACGAAAAAATATTAAGCGGATTAAAAGAGAGGTTCACTTTTTGTTCGGGCAACTTTAAATCCTGATAATCGGTATTGCCCAACTCCATACACATCAATGCCTTCGGATTTGATTTACAAATATTGTTATCCTTGTTACTGCCCGACTGATTTTGATTCTGTTGATCTTGATTTTGTCCCTGATTCTGATTTTGAGCATTGCTGCTTGGCGGTTTACCGATTTCCGACCTTGTCGGGGCAACGCTAGAATTGGCGGGCAAATCGGGTCGCGGTATGGTGCTCACGGTTACAGATCCGTCCGGATTGACCCGAAACTGTGTTTGCTGTGCCTGATCACTACCCGCAGGGGTATAGGGCTCGGTAACAAAAGTATTGTCAGATGCGCTGCCTGCAACCGTGGTTTGCGTATTCTGCGGATTGATTGCGCCTGTTTCCCACAAGGCGTTAATCAAGTCGGTAATCGCGGCATTATTGGCATTGCTTTGATTTAAGAACTGCTCCATCGCCTTTTCCCATGCGGCTTCATTGGGCAGGTAGTTTTTTAAATCGGCTTCTATTTTTGCTTGTATTGCAACGGCATCTTTGCCGGATACCGTGTTATTGGTAATGGACATCCAATGGTTATCATCGGCAGGCAGCTTATTGGTAATCGTAGTACCGTTAATTGTGATAGGAGACGGCCAGTCTTTTGTTTTTGACTGCCCTGCACGCCAAGGGGCAGCACCCTTTGCCAAATATTCGGTTACTGTTGCACCTGATGACCCCGCTGCGCTTGTACCATCCCACTCACTAACTACAATATGGGTATAGGTTTCATTGGGATTGATTTGCTGTTTTTGCCTCTGGAATCTATCAAAATCGGCACGGGCTTGATTCAATGCCTGTTCCCTTACTGGTGCTGTTACCGCTTCCGCCGCGGTGCTGTCGCCGTAGATGGCATCGGCAACGGAAGAGCCGAAACCTGTCCAGTCAAATATTTTTCCTACACCTGCGGCAACCTCTGTCCAATTACCGTCACTAAATCCACGCGAAATCTGATCAGCCACGCCTTGCCTTTTAAGGTTATCCAAATGGGTTGTGGCCGTTGTGCCGACCATAATCGCGCCGAAGCCTTTAGCAACGGTGTTATTGGGGATTCGGGTTTGGGTGCGGACGGTGCCGCTGGCTTTGTTGCCGTAGCTGTCGGTAAAGGTGGTGGGGTGGGATTTGTTGGCGGTTACAGTGCCGGCTGATTTTTGGGAAGATTGAAACTGGTTGCTTGGCAAATTTCTTGAATATTCAGTAGCTTTCCCAACATCTAAAACTCTATTGCCATTTTTATCATACGAATAAAATTTATGATCTGTTCCATAAGCAACAGATGAACCATTGGGAGCTTGTGAAATAATCGCCTGATTAGACTGGGGCGGAATATAAGGTACATCGGCAAATACAGGCGCAAAAACCGCAAAAGCAATTAAAAAAATTAGTTTTTTCATGGTATATTCCAACTTTCAATAACCCACCCCGAAAGCTCAAAAATGGAAAGCAACGACTTCTTCAGTTTTACGCCCCAATATGGATGTTGGGAAACAGAATTCAGATACACCCTTGCTTATATTGGTTGTTCAACAACCATTAATGCTTCCCAAATGACACCCGAACAAATGAAGACAGACAAGCCGATTTATTGCGGTATCATGGCACGGAGGAAACAGTTACAGCCCATACTTGATAATCCGCATTTGTTCGACCATGCCTTTGTCAATGCGGTTAAACTGGTAATTCAAATGTATGACGATATCGAAGTCCGCTAAACAAAAGCAGCCTGCAGGCTGCTTTTTTTTCCGCCTACCAGAACATCGACCAGAACGGAACAATGCACAGCACGCCCATCACAAACAAACCAATATCGCTCATTCTCTAAATCCATTCCTTCTTTCGGATTCTTCCACCGAATATTGATAATATTCACGCGCTGCTTCGGGGTCTCTCTGCTCCAAATCATGCAGGATTTCTTCATCAATAGATTCGTGCATATCTTCTGCCAAATATTCCAAATCCCTTTCATAACGTTCGATATATTCGGCGGCTTCTTCGGGATCAGTGACGTTTTCGGCGACAAATTCGCGGTATTCTTCTTCGCTCATGGTGCGTTTTGCCCAATCCATCATATCTTCGCCTTCGCGCGGTTTATTGGGATCGTCTTCGCCTTCATCTTCTACTCCGAAATTTTCTTTGTATTCGGCGATGAGTCTTTCGGCATCTTCGGGGAAGCTTTGCCGCAGGTATTCGTAAAATTCTTCGTCGCCCATATTCACGGGCTCGCCCGTTTCATCGACGATAATGCCTTCCTGATTGACGTATGCGCCTATATCGGCATCGTAGTAAAACTGGTTTTCGTCTTCCAATTCGGGTTCTTCGGCGACGGGATCGGCAAAAAGTTGGGTATTGTTTTCACGTGCAGGGGTATTCTGCTGTTTTTTCTTTTTGCTCGGTGCAAAGATTTCTTTGATCAGATAAATTGCAGCGATAAAAAGGATGGGAATCAAAGCCCATTGCATAATGCTTGCACCGATTTGGGTCAAATCGGACTTCATGCCGTCTGCTTCGTGCTGTACGTATTGCTTTACTCCGCCCCCGGTAAAATACTGCATTCCGCTCTGCGGTTGTCCTGTATTGTTATTCGGCATAAATTACCTTTTGATGATAAAAATAACGGCTGCCAGCAATAGGCAGATTAATAGGTCGGATGCTATATCGCTTGTTGATGCGGCAGGATGTACAAATTGCTGTACGTCAAACCAAAGGTATTTGCTATTAGTCACGACGGCCTTCTTCAACGATGCTGTGCCAAAAGATTTTTTTAACTTGCCTGAATGCGTAGGCAATGACGAACAGGGTCAATATAACGGCACCAAATTGGACGCCTTCTTCAAAAGGCTGGTTTTGATCGCATTCGGGAAAGGTGAGCTGAATTTTTTGGCTGCCGTAATACCAGCTCTTATTTTGATAAACGACGGTTTTAAGGCTGCCGTCCGCGGTAATAGTCGGCACTACCATGCTCAACTTGTAATCGGACGCTTCCTCCGAAGTGGCGAAGCATTGACCTCCTACGCGGTATCCTTGCTGCATGGCAGTGCCTCCTAAAATTAAACAGCGCGTTTGATCAGGCGTACGGCGGCAATAAAGGCAATGCCTACCAAGCCCAAACCTACGGCGATACCGCCGACTGCTGTCAGGTCAGATTTGAAATCGCCTGTTGCAGTAGTTACCGCAGTGGCGACATCGCCTGCGAAAGATGATGTTGCAACAGTCATCAGGCCGGTTGCGAAAGCTGCTTTTGCAGCATTGATTTTGCTCATGATTTTCATGATTTATCTCCAAAAATGTTAAAAAAGGGGCGTGTGTTCAAGGGGCATTTACCGCCACGCCCAAACGGCAAATTCTATGCTTTGGCCGCTTCAGCCTTAACCAAATCGGATTTCAAGAAATCCAGCCGGGTAACGACTTTGACTTCATTCTTGCCTTTAATTTGGGTTTCCCATTCGACATTGACATCTACGGGCAGCTTGCCGCGCAGGTGGTCTAATTTCGTATGGTCGGCTTCGGAGCCGAACTCCAATTCAACAACATCAACACCAAATTCATTTGCTGATTTGTCATATACCTTCGCTTCGACATAGATACGTGTATAGTCATAGGTTTGGCCGTTCTCGGTTTGGCCCTTGTTCCATTTGACTTTTCGCAGTTGAGTCTTCATGCTTCATTTCCTTATAGGTTGGTTGGTGGGTTAAAAAACATCTGCATAGGCGGCATACCAACTGTTGTTAAATGCCTGCTCCATGCGGTAAAGTTTTGCCTGCTCTTCGAGTTTATTCATTCGCGCGTTGAATTTCGCCTGCTGCTCCCTATGGTCGATTTGCTGCATATAGCGATAGACCTCAAAGTCATAGCACTGTGCCATTTCTTTCATTTCATGCAGATAGCGCATATTCGACTGCCTGCAATCTTCTTTATCCGCGCCCAGGCGCTTCGGTTGTTTTGCCTTGCCCCCTTTAAGCAACTTGACAATTTCGCTATCCGATAAGCCTAACCACTCCATAAGGTTGATGCAGGGGCTGGAGGATTGGCTTGCGTACTTTACAACGTGTTCTAAGTTAATCTCTTGGGTCTTTTTTACCCGCTCCGCCTTTGCGGGACAGTCCCGGTATTGCTCAAACAAGACTTGGCATATCGGATAGGCTGCCGTGAGATAACCGCCCGCGTTGATAAGGATGTCGTGGGGTATGATGTAATCGCGATTGCGAAGCTGTAGCTCAAATCGCACCCATCTGCTTGTGTTGTCGCCCTGTTCGCAACCCTTGTCGTACACACGGACGAGGCGGGAACTGTTGGGCGTGCCGACGTAAAAGGTTTTGCCGGTGCGTTTGTCATCCAACCAGTCATAGCCGTGCAATCGGGCGCGTGGTCTTTGGCCGCGGTTGTCAAATCCGCCCTGCTGCCATGACTGATAGGCTTGATCGGGCGTGTATTGGCCGTCAAAAAAATCATGGGCAAGGTCGCAACGTGTGATTTTGGCGAAGGGTGCGAATACATCCAGCCAGTTGTATAGGCGCGTTTCCCAGCCATCTATCGCTGCCGTTAATCCATCGCCGTACAAATGCACCATGATGCTGTCTTTTTGATTGCTGCCACCAAAGGCGATAACGCCGTATTTGGTCGTGTGAGACCCCATGACAAAGCTGTATTTGTAGCCGTTGATGCCATTTTTTTGTTCGGATATGCCGAAACCGAACAGGGTGTGCATGGTAGATGAGAGTTTTTCGGCCAACTCGCGAACGTTTTCAGGATGTTTATCGTCCAGCGGTGTTTCGTGGTCGATTAAGACTTCTTTTGTGAATGTAAATGTGAGTGTGTCGATATGGGCTGCGGTATTGCTGCCCTGACGTAAGGGGATTTCCTTTGCCTTGCCGTTCACGACGACGATTTGCGTTGTCCGTTCGGATACAGTGCCTACGCCAGTTTGTCCCCCCGTGTTACTAGCGGGGGGCAGTTGCGCCGCTGCGCACTCTGTCGCGTCCGCTCCCGCCTGCGCAGCGGCGCACCCGCCCATACGCAAATAACCGCGTTGGGCATCTGCTTTGCGGGAATAGCTTTTGACAAATTGGCCGTTCACAAACAGGTCGTATCTGCCTTCTGCGTTTTTGACGATTTCATAGTTTTGATTAGACATAACAAAAGCCCCAACTTAAAAAGATGGGGCTCAACCAGCCTTACAGCTGAATAATGAGTCTGGCTCAAAGATACTTGTCAGGATTCTGCCCCACTTGGGGCGAATATATAAGTGCAGGCTGCTTTTTATCGTCAATGGAAATGGCAATAGAGCAATAAACGCAATGCCCGCCGACCGGCTTCAATCCGCCCGATACATCACCCGCCATTCCTCATGCCAAAAACCATCTTGGCGCGGCGAAACGCAGGCATAAATCCCGTTCTGCGCCGCCGCCATCACCTCCTGCCGTGTCAGCAGGCACGCCTCCGGCACGCGCGCGGGCGACAAATACCCTTGGCGCGGTAAACGGCAAAACCGGCTGTGTTCGGCAAAAGCCAACCATTGTTCGGGCTGCGACAACCATTGCCCCGTCCAAGCGTTCGGCGCGTAAATGCTGTCGGTCGGCAGCGTGCCCGTGTCCGTGAACGCATTACCGCGCACAATGCTGACGCGCCGCAATTCCTGCGTGTCGATGCCCTGCGCGGCCAAAGCAGCCTGCACATCGGCGCGCTGCGACAATGCCGACTGCTGCGCCAATTTCCGCGCCTTGTCCGCCAAAACATCGTTCGGCTGGAAACCGCGCATGGTTTCAGGGCTGCCCTGCCCGGCATAATATTTGCACGTTAATTCAATGTGATAAACATGGCCGTTCAGTTGCGCGACAAAATCCAACGCGCCGTCCTGTGCGCCCGATGCGCCGTCCACCCGCCATTCGCGCGCCAGCAGGCGGCTGTGCGGCGCGTGTTGCAGCCAATATGCCAGCAGGTTTTCGGCGTAATGCCCCAGCCGTTCATGCGCCAAGCCTTCGGGTGCAGGCTGCCCGTCCCAGTCCAGCAGCAGGCGGAATCCTTGGTCGCCCAACAGCTCTGCCACGGGCAATTCCTGCCCCGTCCGCCACAACGCGGGCGCGGTCAAAAGGCTGGCCAAATCGCGCACCCACGCGCTTTCCAGTTTCCACCATAAGGCATCTTGTGCGTAATTCAC